CGGTAGTAGTTGGTTTAATTGCTGGTTCTGTGCTTGGAACAAACCACCCATAGCAGTTTGGGTGTTTGGGGTCACAGCACCAGTTGTTGGATCTGTTATCCAAGGGTTGGCAGCGCCAGAAGCAATAGTATTTAAACTGCCTTGTGCTTGAGTAAATGGGTTGGCCGCGCCCGGTTGTAAAGTATTAACCGCACCTTGAGCAGCAGTTTGACCAAATGCCGGGGCCGCACCTTGAGCAGTACCAGCTTGGGAAATAACATTTTGCTGCGCCGTATCCATCCATGTTGGTAACGTTGTCTGTACTTGTTGAGTATCAGTCAACATGTTATTCAAACCAGAAGAAGTTGTTGTTCCTGCCATTATGCTCTCGCTTTTTGTTTTGCTTTTAATAAGTAAGCTAACGCACCCTTAGAATCTGGGGGCAGATGCTTAGCGTCGTGCTTTTGTTTATGTTCTCTAACTGTCTTTAAAAATGCGTCTAATACATGCGCACCACTTTCGTTACTACCGTTACCTAAACTAGATACTACGTCGGCAGGTATAACAAATTCGCCGTTTGCCAACATAGCTGGAACGCTATCGCTAGTGCCATCACCAGGACCTTGCACAAACTTATTGTGCAATGAATTTAACCCACCTTCACTAAAGAATTGTGGGTTATGTCCTTCTGGTAGGGTTCTATCTTGCATAGATTGGCCACCAGCTTGTAAATGTGGTACATTAGTTAATGGCGATCCGTGCATACCAAACAAATTTGCGTGTGTTGTTTGGTGTCCGCGTAATTGTTGTGGACTCATTGGCAAATCACCACCATCTGCTTTATGAATTATACCACCATTTTTAGCTTGTTGAATTTCTTGCAAAGATAATGGGTTTGGAGCTGGAGGAGCATAGTTATATACTTGCTCAGCAGGGGCGCCAAATAGGGATGCAATTTGAGTACCTTTTAACAAGGTAGCTTTTGGTGCTGTTGGTTTAGTTGCCACAGTAGGTGTTCCTGATGTTGTCGTTGTACCAGTGCCGCTTCCTGTACCTGTACCTGTGCCTGTACCTGTACCTGTACCTGTACCTGTACCTGTACCTGTACCTGTACCTGTACCTGTACCTGTACCTGTACCTGTACCTGTACCTGTGCCAGCTAAGATAGAAGCTACAACAGCTGCTGCTCCAGCATCTGCTGCCACATTAGATACGCCACCTGTTGTGGTAGGAGTTGTAGTTGCTGTAGAAGTTCCGCCAGTAGTAACTGGTGTAGTAACTGGTGTAGTAACTGGTGTAGTAACTGGTGTAGTAACTGGTGTAGTAACTGGTGTAGTTGTTCCAGCGGATGGTACAGTTGCTGGTGTTGTTACCGGAGTAGTTACCGAAGTTTGTACTGTGCTTGTTCCGCTTACTGGAGATGGAATATCCGGAGTAGTTACCGGAGTTGTTACTGGCTGTTGTACCGGAGTTGGTACTGGTGTTGCGTTATCAACCACCGTCCCTGTACCGCTACCAGTTCCTGTTCCACCAGTTACAGCACCAGGTCCTGTACCAGTGCCTCCTGTGCCGCCAGATGTGCCTGTTACTCCCGGTGTTGGTGTTGAAACTGCGCTTGTTCCTGTGTTTCCTGTGTTTGTTCCAGTTCCAGAAGAACCCGCTGTTCCGGTGTTGCTTGCAATAATACTAGCAACTAAATCACTAGTGGTTTTAGCATTTATTTGAGCTAAGTAGTTATCGTATTCTGCTTGACTGATTTGATTGTCCGCCAAAGCAGTATTTAGCTCATCTATTGTCGGTAAACTATTATTTTGAACACCCGTAGTTACTATAGATCCTGTTGTTGCGTCATTACTTGTACCAGTTGTGTTGGTTGCGCCGGTTGTTACGCCACCAGTATCTGTTGGGAGAACGGATACCGAAGGAATCATTTGTCCTGTTTTGGGGTCCTGTATGTACTGTGTTGGAGCATTCGGATCTACAGCAGACTGAACTCCTATGAGATTGTTTGCAGCTACTTGACCAGATTGCCCAGTAAATTGTGAAGTAGAATCCGAAGCGATTACTGTGCCATTAGAATCCAATGTTACTGTACTACCGTTTGCTACACCTGTTGCTGGTATTGTGGTGACACTACCGTCTGTACCCAGCACGGAAGCTGTATTTGTTGCCGGGTCAATACCAATAACAACACCAGTAGGTGTTGGTGTGGCTGCCGGTGCTGGGTTTGGCCCAATTTGAGCAGATGGGGCAGACATAGCGACTTCTGGAATATTCATGCCAGAAGTAAGTTGACCACCAGCAATTTGTGACAGGCCGCCCAGCGTAGTACCTAATTGACTAGACAAATTACTTAAAGTACTTTTATCTGTTCCGTATGTTGCTAAGTTAGAATTTAAAGTTGCTGTTGCAGTTGTTGCGGTATCAACCAAAGGTTTAATCTGGCTATCATATAAACTTTGTAAGTTTGTATTAGCTGTAGTAAACGCCTCATTAGCTGGCATAAAAGCATTGACAGCGTTTTGATACGCAGTACCGGCTGCTTGAGCAGCATTGTAGTTTTCTTGAGTCGGGTCGGCCGTTAGTTTTGCTTGCGCTGCGTTATACGCATCTTCCGCAGCTTTAGCAGTTGTATACAATCCACTAGCAGTTTGTTGTAAGTTAACTACATTATCTTTAGCAGGCTGAAAAATACTTGTATTAGCTTTATCTAAAGCCGCTTGGGCATTTTGGGCGTCAGTAAGTGCGCTATTTGTTGCTGCAAGACCGCCCGTAACAGCAGTTTGTGCATCATTTACTTGATTTAATTGGTCTAAAGCAGTTCCAGATAACTGGTGTGCTTCAGCAGCTAATTGATCTTTAAAAACGGTGCTATCGGGGGGAGTCCAAGTTGTGCTATTGTCTGTTACAGGAGTGGGAGTTATTGATGCAGAAGGGGCTGTTAAACTACCAATTCCAGAACCAATAGCACCGCTTTCTGCTCCGGCAGCAATATTACCACCTTTAACAGCAGAACTTATAGCGCCAGTTCCAGCACCAATTAAAGTACTTCCTATTGTAGACGGTACTCCTGCAGTATTTAACGCAGTATTAACTTGGCCGCCAATAGCAGCTAGTCCGCCACCCAGCACAGCATTTTCTAAAGCTGTAGTCGGATTTGCGCCAGAAGCAATAGATTTACTAGCAGCTACTAGCCCCGCTGCAATAGAAGAGGGTATTCCAATGGAAGTTAAACCACCTATAGCACCAGCGGTTAAACCACCCTGTATTGCTCCCTGCAATGCTGCTTGTAAAACATCTTGCCCAGTTAGTGCTGCCCTGGTGCCACTTAAAGCACCGCCAGTTAATGCACCTTTACCGACCGTGGCAATCATATTATCTAATGCAGCACTACCAGTAATGCTGTTAGCATCGGCAATCGCTTGTGTACCACCAGCCATATCTTCAGCTGCTTGAGTTGCAGCAAAAGTTGAGTTGGCAGCAGCATCTGTAGCAGCAGTGCCTTCAGCTGCAGCAGCAGTGCCTTCAGCTGCAGTAGCGCCAGCTGCGGTAGCTTCTCCAGCGGCGGCGGCTTCTTCAGCCGCTGCTGCCGTTAATGCTTCCGGTTCTAGGTCAACCGTGCCCATAGACAACGCAGATATGGCTACGGCACCAATCATTGCCCAACCACCAGGAATAGCAGTACGAACAGATTTATCTAGATCTGCTAAACCACCCAATAAACCTGCCTGGCTACCATCTGTACCCAACTGATGAGATACCCAATCGGTTACACCACTAAATGGATTTCCGCCACTCATAAGCTAGCCATCCAATAATATTTTAAGTTATCAGATTTTTCTATTTTAAGTCCAAGTTTTTCAAGTAGCTTTAATGTTTTATTTAATATCGGACCGCCGTTTTCCCCGTATACTTTATTAAAACCGGCTTGTTTAACTTGTTTTATAAAATACACCATTGAAGATTTAATTTTTTGCGGTGAATCAGCGGTAAAGAAATTAATTTCAGCTGCTTTGTTTCCGAGATTAACTAAAAACAAAAGCGAATCACCATGCTGGATTAAATGCGCCATGTTCTTTTTAATCATGGCTTGCATAGTTTCGGCTAAACGAGCAGTATCCTTTTGACTATGGCCAAAGCGTTTATGGTCTGCTTGTATAATTTGAGATGGTGTCATGTCTATGTCTACTAATGCAAAAAATAGGCTGTTTTCGCCCTAGTTAATGGGATTTACCGTTAATAATCAAGGTTACTTCTTTAGCCCAATCTTGCCAGTTTTCAAAGTCATCTGGGGTGGGGACAGGAAAAGCGGAAAAAGTAAACGTACTGGCAATTACACTAGCAGTGTCTTTCCAGTTTTCTTCAGGGTTGTGCGGTACGTTAAGCTGACCATAGTAAATAATAAAGTTACCGTTCCAATCTTCCCAACTTGACATTTCTGGTACAAACGGAAAGAACTGTTGGTTATTCTTATTGACATAAATTGTCATGGCCGCATTCTAGGGTCTTTCGTCCCCAAACTCACAAGTAATCAAGTTACGGCCCATCTCATAGTTGCCGTTAATCTCATTGGATTCAAACTTCAAACGAATTAAACGATGCTCAACACGAAGGTCAATCTTGCCAGTATCTTGGGTAAAGTAGTATGGACCAGAATCTTCTTCCAAGGCACTAGAAGCAAACTTACGACCTAAAATGGTCATAGACATGGTACCAGTTTGTAAAAAGTTAGGCTCAACACGACGTAAGTGCATACGGCGGTTAACGCCCACTAAACCATCTTGGCTTGGGTTACCCGTTAACCAACCAATATCACTGGTAGTAATGCTAGAATACACGGCAGTTTCATCGTTTAAATTTACTTGATTTTGACCATACTCATGCTGCCAGATAGTAAACCCACCAATTTGTTGGTACACCAAAGCACCGGGTACAACTGTAATTGGTGACTGTTCTGTAAACGTCACTAAGGTAACACCTGGGGCACCAATAGTGGTGTTAATAGTAAATACCGCAGAACTTACTTGATATGTTGAGTTATAGTCCGCAGTCTTATCAAATGTGATAATAGTGCCGGGACTAAATACAGGAGTAACATCACCAGAAAGATACATTTGATCTGTAGTAGGTGCAGGTAAACTAGCTGGATGTGTTATTACTGTGTATGGCTGACTAAATGATGGTGCGTAGTTCCAATCAGCCCAAATAGGTGTTGGAAAAATCTCAGTGGTGTATCCACAGGATCTTTGTGAACCGACTGCAGAACCCGAATCGTACCAGAGTTTATCTTTGGTATTATAGATAATAGCATCGGTACATTCTGTAGCAGTACCTCTAGGATAAAAGAACCAAATCTCATTGTAACGGGGAACCTTAGTTGCCCATACTTTTTGGCGCTGCGTATAGTTAATGTTGTCAAATAGCCAGTTTACATTTTTATCGTTAGGTACTACTTGTACACTACCGTTGTAGGCATAAAAACGATCAACACCCATCCACCAATACACGCCATCCATCTCGACCACAGCATTAGATGACATGATTGAGATTTGGCTAGAAATAATATCGTAGTTCCAAAACTGATTTGTGGTAGTGGTACCAGAAGCCGAAGAGTTAAAGGAAACACGAATAAGAGAGTCAGTAGCCCAAAACAGTCCAGCGGGGGAGTTAGTACCCCCGCGCATTGGTATACCTTTAACAATCTTGGAAGAGGCTACGTTAGTTTGGTTGGCTAATGGGCCATTCCAATCATAAAAGTTTTGCTGTAAATATGTGCTACTAACATTGTTATTAGCGATGTAGCCATGTGAGCCATATACAAAAATAAACGGATACAGCACACATACACCACCATCAACGCTAATTGGTTGATATGTTGGATTGGCCCCAGCACTATCAGATAAACCGCTAAAGTTCCAAGTATTTCCTGTTGACGGAGCGATATTACCAACTAATACTTGTGATGTAACACCGCTATCAATATCATTAAGATTAAAACCAGGGTGCGCAAACAATGAAAGATTGCCACCTTGGGGACTAAACTGAGAGTCAAACTGCCAAGTAATGCGATATGGCCCGGACTGTGGATCTTCAACAAACGTGGGAGTGTTATTTAACCAAACACTTGTGGGGCTTCCAGTAATTGTTGTGGTTACAGTAACGGTTGTGTTTGGTGCTGTGTATACCGGCGTTCCGGTTGTTGTATAGTTAACTGGAGAAGTTTGACTAAATATTACTATTGTGCCACTTGGAAATAAAGATCTAACATCACCAGCAACAACAAACGTAGTAGTCACACTAGATACAAGAGTAAACTGCACCGTGCCCGGTAAAATATTTGCAGTAAACGGACCGGCACCTGTACCGTAGTTAATACCACACGTAAATACATCAAGCTCTTGATACGTACCAGCAAAAATATAGTTTACGCCGTTGTATGGTTGTGAAACCATACCACGATAAATACCTATGTTACTTGTAAACAGCGTACGATAGCCCCCCATTTTCTTGGGATCACCACGTTGAAAACGACACCACACACCATCTGTGTATTGGTCGTTTTGAAACTGCGTACCATCGCGCTTAATCCCAGCCGGTATTGCTAGGCTGTAAATTGAAGTATATTGTGAAGTATCTTGTTGCTGATTATCAGCCGCCATTTAGAACGTTCCACCGCTAAGAGTTGTTGCGTATAGTCTTCCGTTTACTGTCACTATTGGGGCAGATAAATTGGTCGCATTAATATCAATAATTTCGGCGCCGTTTGCCGCTAATCCTAAAATACCAGTTCCTGTTAAATACATGCCTGTTGAATTGTCATTAAGGAATGAATATGAAGGTGCTCCAGCAATTCCGTTAATAGCTTTAAATGAACTAGATGACGAGGAATTTAAAATGTATAAAAACTCACCATCACTTAGTATGGTGTAAGTGTTTCCAGTGGTTAACGCCAATGGCGCTTGACTACTTCCTTGATTTTGAAATGTAACACTGTATCCAGACTGATTAGTATTGTTAACTAAAATGTACAGCTGAGTAATTGCTGGAAATGTTACAGCTAATGTTTGTGTGCGAGTACCAGATTGTGCTATGTATGTTTGAATAATTGGTGCATTAGAAACAAGATTAAGTGTATTTCCAACAATAGCATCAACGTCATAAGTAGCGGAAGTAAACACTACGTTATTAGGGGTTACCCAACCAACTGTAATAAATGCACCAGCACTAATATCATAAAAAATAAATCCTGAATCACCCGGATTTGTAACAATAGTTGTTTCGCCGTTAATTAGTTGCGGGGAGCTTGGTGCAAATGTAAGTGCGCCGGACCCACTATTTCTAAATCCAATAAACCACCCACGCGACAATGTCGATACGTTAGGTAAATTAAAAGTAGCAACACCAGCTGTCCAGTTATATGTTACGGCACGACTGGCGTCATTTATTACTGGAACAGTAGAAACATCAGCAATGTTTTGAGTTGTAGCTAGTTGGCCACTAACAGTAGTTAAACCAGCACCAGCTAATGAGGCTGCATCTGCAGAAGAAGTGCCAGTTCCAAATGTTACATTGTTCCAAGTGCCTGCGGTTGTAGAATTATCGGTGAGATAAAAGTATTTAGATACGCCAGCGCCAATAGTTACGGAATTGCCGCCTAAAAAATCTTCAACTACAAATGAACTTGAGCCAAGATTGCGAAATAAAATATCAGCGCCTAGTGTTCCTTGATCACCTTCAGGAAGAGTGATAGACAGACCACTAGTAGAAGGGGTGCAATCAATAATACGGGCAGCAACAACTTGGCTACCATTAACAGTTGAAGGCCAAAAGAGAGCTTGATTTGAACTAAATGGGAGAGCAAGATAGGATACATCCGTTGGGGTTACAACGGTGCCTGTAAAGGGTGAGGTGTATACTGGTGTGGTCATCTATTATGGTTCCTGAATCGTTGTATTGCGATCAATACGACGTGAATTATCTTCTTTTTTGAGTGCTGCAAGTGCGTCGGTGTAATAGCTTTTCCAAACAGGCAATTTGTCTATTGCTTTTAAATAGCCTTGTGCTTGCAATAAAGCGCCGTATAACATAGCTTGTGGTGCAATCGAAGTCCACAAATTTTGTTGGTTAGAAGTATCTAATGGTTGAATTTCAGCGTAGTAGATAATTTCTACAGGATAGCTTTGGTTTGGCACTGGTGCAAAGTTCCAATTGCTATAATCATAGTCAGCGTAATAAAGTGGAGTGCCTGGTTGAGATTCTGCTTGGTATTGCGCTATATAATCTTGACTGCGCAACAGCACAGGCTGTCCGTTAATCTTCATTGAAACAGTTTTGCGCCAACGAGCAGGTTTATTTAAAACTGCTACGTTTGATGTAAGATTAGTTTCCACCACAATTAATTGTAAGAATGTCTTTAACTCAGCGGCAATTGAAGATTCTGCCAAAGCAATTAAGTTAGGAATTTGCGCAATGAAATCTGGATCATTACGCTCCATATATTGCTGGATGTTTAACACCAGCGAATCGTACGTCATTATTACGCTCATTTTAAGACCTCATATCCATACTTAGCTGCATTTCTGTAAACCCTATTAGTTAATGTGGAATATTTAATTCCAAGGTAGCTGGCTAAATCTTCAAAGCTGTTGTAAATAATATTTTGATATTTGACTTTAACTTTGCGACGTTCAGAAGCTAATTGTTTTTCTTTGTCAGATACTTTTCTTCCAATCATCCAAGGAGTTTCTTTTTTCTTGCCTTTTAACGGGCTTACGTAATTGTCTCCACGATACTGGGATGCTGGCGGTTTTGCACCGCCTTCAGCAATGTTCCAGCCAATTTGCTTAGTTGGCCTAATCTTTGATTCTAAATTGTAACAGTATGTTTCTTGACCAATTAAAACAACTTCTTTAATTAAATTGTCCCAGCCATATTTTTTAATAGCTGCTTTAAGGTGTTGATTATCTGAATATCTGCTATGCCTAAACCAGCGAGCTTGTGTATTTTTAGAGACACCAACATACCCCTGACTAAACATGTCAGTGTGGTTTTTATGACGAATCCAATACAAAGAAGCACTCATCTCGTATAATACGCGATGTTGGGTTGGAAATAGATTGGTGACTTATCGCGCTCTTCTTCACTAGCTTGTAAGAATGCTTTGTCAGCTTGACCTTCTAAGTATTGAATACGTGGCATATCTACACCTGGAAGTTGTAACGACATAGCGTGAGATAAACTCTTCTGAATTGAGTTTATCCAACGGTCGGGCACATAGATTTGATTTGTCAATGTACCAACGTCTTGCATTTGAACTTCAACAATTAGTTGGAACATTTGGTATGGGTTGTTTGGGACCGGCCAAAGATACATTGAGGGCTCAATAGTACGATCAAACCAATACTGTAGGGAACGAACAGATGGAAACTGTTTATTTGGAAGGTTCCAGTAATCATCGCGGTTTAAGCGGGCTAATGGAATAACTTGTTGGCTAGTGGAGAACACCACTTGGCGTACAGAATAGCTAGACGCTACAGTCTCACGCAGGCGCCAGTAAAGATGTGGCTCGGTGGTTGAAATGTTGTAGTACTGCCATTCATAGTCAGACATTGTGATTGCTGGG